TTGGCTACAGCTACTTCATATGCAGACGCGCCATCAACTCCATCAACTCCATCAACTCCATCAGACCCAGCGGGGCCAGTCAGGGCTGTTTTAGCTCCGACAATTGTTACGTCTACTGAGTCATTCCGTGAAAATACAAGGTCATCCGATACAAACGCCGCTGATACAATAGAGGCCCCGTCAGCACCGTCCGTTCCGTCAATGCCATTAGTTCCGTCAGCCCCATCAACTCCTGGAATGCCTTGTGGCCCTTGAGGGCCAACCTGACCTGCCAGTGTAGCCAGCCATGTGGCCTCGTCGCCAACAAAGCCATTCGCAACTGCCACACCGTAGGCTGATACTCCAGCACTTCCTGGCGCTCCATCTGCTCCAGGCGCTCCAGCCAATGCAGTTTTTGCCCCAGCGATAGCAATTTCTGTGGAATCGTCTTTGGTAAAAACAAGGTCGTCTGCCACAAAAGCGGCTGAAACAATCGTTGCCCCATCTACACCATTTACTCCATCCGCGCCATCAGCACCGGCAGGTATCAGACCAGCGACATGATTAGCAACATCCTGCACTGTTGCTTGTACGTTATCACCTGACTGCACCAGTGGGATTAATTCTGCTCCGGTGATAGCAGCAGATATTGGCAATTCACTTATCTTTTTTGCTGGCATAGCAACTCTCCTTTATTCAAACAACAAAAGTGATCCGTCTTCGAGCAGCAGGTAACTACCGTCTTCCAGCAGCATGGCAGCGGCTGCTGATGGCGCTGATCCGCTACCAGGCCACGGGCCGCTATCCCACAGTGGTAGACCGGTGTCTGGATCAACAGATACGTGGGATAAAAACTCTAGTTGCGGAGCAGTGATTATAGTTCCACATACTCTGATCCATTCACTTGCTGTTGCGTCCCATACTTTGAGTGTTGGCATTGTAAGTCCTTTTACACATTATACTGTAGTGACACATACAATGTTTTTCCTGTACCGGCTACTATGGGTATAGTGGCTAGAGTTACAGCATTTAACAAGAAAATAGTGTCGCCACTGCTTACACGCGATACAGCAACAGCAGAACCGAATCCATACAATAACGCTGAACCTATAAAAATAGTATTTGCAGAGGCATTAAAAGGTAGTCCAGATATTTGTATAGTGCCACCTGCGCCAGATGTATCTACATTGGTAAACGCAATATTTATAAAAACAACACGACCTATTTTAGTGTAATAACCAGTAGTGGTTACAGGATTAGTTGGAGGAGTAAATGCGCCAATTAGCGTTGCCGTAAAAGTCCCTTCTTCATAATCATCTAGAGTGTTAGGGTCTGAGCTAGGAACTTGAGTTTCCGGAAAAGCTACATTACCAGCACCTGCTTTAGCATCCAGCGCGGCCTGCAACCCGCTGATTGCACTGATAGGATGCTGGTCTGGCAGTGATCTACCGGCAAGGCCGGTGTGGCTGGTAACCGCATCACCGGTTATGGTCAGCATGTGGTCGATGGCTGTTAATGCCTCTCCCACTGTGGGAGCTGTTCCGATAACTGCACCGGTCAGACCGGTAATGGTTACATCAGCGAACTCAGGGCTATCGGTAGTCTCCAGCGCCTGACCGTGGGTGTGTAGCTGCGTATGGTCAAAGGCAAGCTCATGGGCTGCGACCTCTCCTGCTGCTTCGTAGTCTGCGTCATGACCGTGCGTGTTCAGGCTGTACCCGCTTAAATCCTGATCGTCGGAGCCGGGGGCGTGTAGCAGGGAATGATTGTATGTTGATTCGTGACCTGCTACTGCTCCAGATGGCTCATAATCAGCATCGTGGTCATGCGTTGCTGGTGCAAAATCAGTGGAGTCTACTGCGGCTGCTGTACCGAATGTCGGTTTGTTGAGGATTTCAGCAAGGCCGCTTGTGGCGTTCCAGTCGGCGTTGACGGTGATGGGGAACTGTCCGCCTGTTTCGTCTGAATCAATCCAGGCGGTGCCGTCTGTGGGGCTTGCAGGCGGTTCGGGTTGATAGTAGATGTTGGCAGATCCGCCGCCACCATGTATGGCGCTGTTTTCAACATGGGCGGTAAAGGCGGTTGTTTCCCATTCTGCAACAGCATCTCCACCCAGGCGGAAGGCCAGGAAAGAAATCGGGTCGGCGTCTTCTGCAAGCGGGGCCTTGAAGGCCGGGAAGTCTACGGTGTCAGACTGCGGGGCGATTTCGCACAGGTAGAAGCGCTGTTCCAGGCCCCGGCTGGTGGGCCAGAGGGCAACGGAGAAAAGCCCGGCTTCATCGGTGATGGCAACGTAGGGGCCGGGGGCTACCGGTTCACCGGTCTCTACGTCAAACGTGCCGGCAGCGTAGCTGCGGTCGTTGACCAGGGTAAACCGGATTACGGTGTTGGCCAGCAGCCCGCCGTTGACATCGGTGAGCGGGGATCCGGCGTTACTGATTGTGCGGGTTACAAGGGCCATGGCGGCGATCTCCGGGGTACGGCGGCTTTCCCAAGCTGCCCACCAGGGGTGAGCAGCTTGAAAAGCATCCGTGGTGTTACGCCAGCATCGTGACTTTGTACGGCTTGATTGGGTGCGGAGCCAGGCACTTGCCTGACAGTTCAAACATCTGCAGTTCCTGGCTTATCAACTTGAAGCCTTTTGCCGGATCAAACTGGGCTCTTGGAATTTCCACTAAAACCGGTTCGTTGTTTTTAGCGGTGTTCATTCCTTCAAACCTGACAGCCACAATTTTGCCAGTTGCAGAGGAGGCTTCGATTGTGCTCTGTGCGGCATGGTTGAAGGTTGCCTCCAGTACGTCGCCATCAGCAATGGTTGCAACAGCCGATGCGGCGGTTTGCTCTGCTGCGGTCATGATGTAGATGCTGCCGGTTTCTGTGTTGACGGTGTAGTTTTTGTCCAGGACATAGGTGATAGCGCTGTCATCACCTGTGCCTTTGAGCACGACGCTGCTGACCTTGATTTTGCCAAGGCTGGCAGAAAGGCCGAGTTTTGCAGTAATCGATTTTGTGACGCCGGTACCGGCGGCAACATCGGCAAGGGTGCCACTGACAAAACGCGCCATATTGTCTTTTGTGGCGCTGGGGGTGGTCATGGATACATTTGTTACGCTTTTCGTGTTTTTGGAAAACGCAACATTTTGCATTCCAGACTGATTTTCGTTGTACTCAATGTTGTCTACATTGGTTTCAAAGCCCAAATCAGAAACATCGCCCATTTCTTTGTAGCCAATCGGGTTAAAATTCGCGTCGAGTTCAGAGATAAGTACAATTCCCTGACCCATAAAAAATTCTGTTTCAACGGTGCGGGACATGTCTGCCCTCCTTTAGGTTGTTTACAAGTTAAGTGCGGCCAATGCTGCCGCCGGATCGGTTATGATACGCGGTGATGCTACCTGACAGCGGAACGATACTACCCGCACGCTGACGCCGTTTTCGCTGATGACTGGCTCATCTTTATGCAGCACCAGTGCGCTGCATCCGCCGGGGCTGTGGTTGGCGATGATGATTTTTGCAGCCCTTGCCAGGCGGCTTTCCATCTCCGGGCTGGTGGCCCAGATGTAGACGCCGGTGATCAGGGTTTCTGCCCCTGCGCCGTTTTCGCCTTCCATGTAGCGGACGGCATAGAGACCTTTGGGGTGCTTGACCCGGATGACATCACCGGTGATGCTTTCGGGCTTGCCGGGGAAATCCACCACCCAGGCATAACGGTACTGCGGGTGGGCAGCGGTTAGCTGCTCTTTAAGCCGTGTGGCTATGGCTTCCACCAGTTGCAGTTCGTTAATCATTGTCCGGGTCTCCCAGGTACAGCTCCATAAAGCCTGCGCCGTCTGGCACGGCGGCGATGACGGGCAGGATTTGCCCTCGGACATCTACATCCCAGCCCGGTTCTACCCCGGCAACATCAGCGGCGGCGCAGGTGAAGTAGACGCCGGGGCGGATGGTGCGGCCATCCAGGGGGGAGACGCCCCCCTGGGTGACAGAGTAGATGCCGGTGATCTCGTACCGGCTGGCCTTGTGGATGAGGGTGGCCGGTTCGCCCATGGCGGCTATGAAGGCCGCTATGTCGGCGCCAGAAAATTGCATCAGTTTTGCATCCCGTAGGCGACGATCCCTACCAGGTAGGAGGGGTTGTCAGTTCCGCCGATGTCAAATACGGGGCGGATGTAGCGGCCGATTGCATCGCTGTTGATGACGGTGCGGGCGGTGGTTTTGACCGCGCCGGGGCTGGCGATGGTTGCGCCGGTGATGTCGGCGTATGTTTGCGCCAGGGTGCCGATGGTGAAGGCATCGGAGTTGACAAAGGCGGTGCCGCCTGCGGTAAGCAGGAAGCTGATCTGGGCGCAACTGAATTTTGTGCCGACGGTGGCGGTTCCAAGAGCGCCGGATACGCTGCCCACAACGGCGGCGGTGGTGGCGTTGCTGAAGGTGACGGTGATGTCTTCTTCTACCGTGTCAGGGCCGCCGGACAGCTCTGTGAGGGTGCCGTTGCCGGTTCCGGCGTAGGCCACGCTGTCAATGACATTGAGCGTGTTGCTGGCCTGAAACTTGGTGGCCAGGGTGGGGCTGGTTCCGGCGGTGTTGAAGATGCTGGAAACCAGCATGACAGCGCCTTTGTAGTTGTTGATGTCCACCCCTGCGCCGGTGGCATCTGCGGCGACGGCGGCTGGTGCCTTGATGACGGTGGCGGTGGAGGCGGAGGCGAAGTAATCAATTGCGGGCATTTTTTGCCCCCTTTCTAGCGGCTTCTTTTTCAGCGGCTTCTTTTTCGGAAAAATCAACGTCATCAGGGGCAAGCCGGGCCTTACCCGAATCAACCAGGTACCGGGCTTTTACTTCATCAAGTTCTACGGTGTCGCCGGGGAAAACATCGATGCCGTGCCCCAGGCAAAAACCGCGCAAAATAAGTAGTTTCATAGTTTTAATCCTCCGTTGGGGCGGGTGTTACCCCGCCCCGTGCAGTTGTCAGGCGATGGTGGCGCCGGTTGCTTTGACGAAGGATTCGGGGCGGCGCAGGCCGATGTCGCACATCTGGAAGGAGGTGACCTTGACCAGCCCTTGATCTGCCAAGGTGTAGGGGTCAACGATCAGTTCCAGGCCTGCCCACATGCCGATAAGCAGGTCTGCCCAGTTGCCCAGGACAAGGCCGTGCTCTGAACCGCCACCCAGGGTGCTGCTGATCTGGTTGGAGCTGATGGCACGATAACCGGCCATATTGCCTTCCAGGGCGGGGCCGTCCCAAATCCAGCGGCCATTGCCGGTTTCCTGATCAAGCTTCTGGCGCATTTTACCGGCCATGCCTGCGGTGGTGACAAAGCCCAGGTTTGAGACAAGGGCGTTGTCCTTGTTCATTTCTGTTTCCATATCCACCAGCTTGCCGAAGGAGGGGACGCCACCCATGGCAACGGCGTTGACGTTGGCAGCGGCATAGATGCCGGTGGGGTCGTTGCTGTTGCCTGCGCCGTGGATACCGGCTTTGTCCCATGCCAGGGCATGGACGGCGGCCAGGTCTTGACGTACCAGGGCTTCTACATCAGGGGTGGACTGCACCAGCAGTTGACGTGATACCGCGCCGGTGGCCTGCAGGGTCTTGGGAGACATGACCATGGTGCCGAAGGTGGGGTTGCTTTGGGTTACGCCGGAGCCGGGGTTTTCGCCCACCCAGTAGGCGGTGCCTGCGCCGGTCTGTTTGGGGAAGGTGATGGGGCCGCGCAGATCAGTGAGGGTACGGGCACCCATGCGGGTAAGCACGCTGATGTTGCGCAGCAGGTCGATGAATTCACCGTACTCCTGAAAAACGGTTTCTTTGCCGGTGTAGGTGCCACCGGTGGTGAGCACGGTGTTGTTGACCCGCATGGGGACCAGCAGGCCACCCTTGCTGGCGTAGTTCTGGGGCAGGCGCTTGGCTATTTCCTGGTGGATGTCTACCTCAAAGCCGGAAGCCTGACGGCCTTCGCGCATTTCAATGGCGGCTGATAGTGCGCGGGAATAGCTGTAGTTTTTGGCTTCTTTGCCCATGTCTACGATGCTGGCGGCTTCTGCTGCGGGGGTGCTGATCTGTCCGGCGGCGTGCATATCCAGGATACGGCGGCCTGCCTGATCGGCGGTGAGTCCGGCGCTGATGAATTCAGCGGCTTTGTCTGCGCAGTTGTTGGCTGCGCACATGGCGGCGATTGCCGCTGCTTCGTTGGTTGCCCCGTTTTGCGGGGCGGTCGTGGTTGCGTCTGACATGACGACTACCTCCATTTCTGGTGTTTTTGCCCCTTGGGGCGGGATGACTTCCGGCAATGCGGAAGGTGGTTCTGTGATGGCTGCCATCGGGGGGGCGTGCTTAAAGCCCAGACCGGCGCAGTTGTAGATGTTGACAGCGGCGCTGTCGGCGCTGATGGAATCGCAGAAGCCGAAGGCCTGCGCCTCTTCTGCGGTCATCCAGGTTTCGGCATCCATGGCGGCGATTATTTCGTCATCGGTCATGGCGGTTTTATCGCGGTAGACGCTGACGATGGTTTCGCGGACTTTATCCAGCAGTTCTGCATACTGGCGCAGATCAGCGGCTGACCCTTGCGCAAAGCCCCATGGGTTGTGGATCATGAACAGGCTGTTTTTTGCCATGACCACGGAATCGCCAGCCAGTGCTATGACGCTGGCGATTGAAGCAGCCAGGCCGTCAACGTAGGTGGTGACGTTGGCCGGGTGGCGCTTGATCGCGTTGTAAATGGTCTGGCCATCAAAGACGCTGCCGCCGGGGCTGTTGATGCGCAGGTTGATGTTTTTGACTTTGAGGTCGGCCAGCTCTTTGACGAAGTTTTTGGCCTCGATCCCTTCACCGAACCAATCGGCGCCTATCTGCTCATAGATGTAGATATCAGCGGTTTCATCGGCCTTGGCCTTAATGCTGTACCACTGCTTTTCAGTCTTCTGTGTCATCTGGTGCCTCCTGTTTTTCCTCTGCTGCCGGTTGCGGCGGTTCATCGGTGATGTCGATGCCGTAGGCGGCGGCCTGATCTGCTTCGTCGGCCAGTTCTTCCAGTACGGTTTCAAAGTCTTCGCCGTTTTCAGCCAGACTGCTGGTGCGGCTGCCCATGCCGTTTTTAATAGCCACGACGGCGGCGTTGATTTCTTTGAGCGGATCAACCCAGGCCCAGCCACGGGGGAACCAGCGGACGTTGCGGAATTTTGCCGGATCGCGGCTATCCAGGCGCAAGGCTCCGGTAAGCAGGCTGGCGGCGAGGTGGGCTTCAAAGACCGGCTGACGGAAAGACGATATGAACCACTGTTGCAGGGTGCGCCAGGCGTCACGCTCTACCAGGGCACAGGCACGCAAGCTGCTGAAGTTTACCGCCTCATAATCATTGGTAAGGGTGTTGTAGGTTGCTCCGGGCAGGCCGGTGCTGATGTAGCGCTGCTGGGATTTATCAAACCCTGGGCCGTTGGCGTTGGGGTATTTGGGATCGAACTGCTGCATTGACAGGCCAGGCGGCAGGGTGATGCCTTTACCGGGCTGGACGTCGATCTTGTAGTTGCGTGGTGCTTTTTCGTCGATGAATTCAGGGTTATCGTATTTGAACACCATCATCTGTGATGCACCCAGGCGGGCGGCTATTACTTCGGCCTCTTTGTAGGCATCCAACATCCGCAACTGTGTCATGTTGCTGAAGAGCCAGCTTATGCCACGGCTTTGCCCGATACGATCAGGGCGGAAGAGGTGGATGATCTGCTCTGCCGGTACGCGGTGTTTTATCTGGCGCAGGTCGGTGATCCAGTAGGCAACCGGTTTGCCCCAGCCGTCTACTTCTATGCCGCAGCGGATTTCGTTGCTGCCATCGGTGGCGGCTCTGGTGTGGGTGTGGTCGATCAGCTCTGCGTCGATCATTTGCAGGGCAAAGCCGAAGCGGTTGTTGTAGCCGGGAAGCAGGCGGACGAAGGCCTCGCCATCTACAGCTATGTTGCGCAGCAGCAGGCGTTCACCTTCGATGCCGCTAAAGCGGCCATCTGCCCAGGGAGATTTCCAGAATTCTGCCCAGTTGTCTTCTATGCGGTCGTTGATGAGTTTGTTGAGGTTGCCGCTGTTGTCCCGAACTTGCGCTTGCAGCTTGATCCCTTTGGGGCCGATGACGTTATCAACCAGCAGATCAAGGTATTGACGCACCAGGGGGTTTTCACGGGAGAGCAGGCGGGCTTCGTTGCGCTGGCGGGCAAGGGAGGTTTTAAGGTCTTTGTCAACGGCGGTGGCTCCGTGAATCCAGTCGTACAGGACATCGTAGGAGGGATTTCCAGGGGCGATGGGGTTGCTGTTGCTGATGCCGAACCAGCTTTTTACGGTGGTAAGCCAGTTCATGACGAAAACCCCAGGGTGATTGACGGTGCCAGCAGGCCGGGGTTGCGTTCTTTCCAGACCTTGTGGGCGTAAGTTCCGCGCAGTTGCAGCAGGTCGGCACGGTCAAAGCGCTCTAGCTGTTTATCGCCAATAACCAGACGGCGCTGATCGCTGGTGGCGCTGCCTGCTATGGTGGCGTCTATGGCGGCAAGGATTTTTTCATTGGCGCTGCGGGGATCGTATCCGGCGGCAGCGGTGGCGAAGTTTGCAGCAACATCAAGCAGCAGGCGGGGTTCTACGGTGTAGCGGTCTGTGCCGTTGGTTACATAGCCTTGACCGATGTAGGAGCCTGCCGCCCAGGAGGAGGACTGGGCGGCAGTGACAGTGATGAGGTGATCATCACCGGAGGCGGCTGATGTGATGCTGAGTGATGCGGGGCCGATGAATTGATAAGATAATACCCATCCGGCAGAAGCGGGGTAATCGGCAAGGGTGCGCGTCCAGGCGATTGAATCGCCAGCGGTTACGGCAACCGGCTCTGTGGTGGGTATGGTTGACATGGTGGGGATGATAGGGCCATGTCAATGGGGGGCGTTAGTACGGTTTGCACAATTTTGCACACTATGTTGTGGTGCTGTGATTATTTTTTGCTAGATGTTGGGTGATTGCTCTTTCATGCGGCGTACCGAGGCGATGCTGATGCGCAGGGTGGTGCCGTTGATTTTGATCCCTTCCAGCACGCCTTCGTCAAGCAGGTTGTAGACGGTGCGGCGGGAGAGGCTAAACAGTTCTGCCACTTCGGTTACTTTCAAATATTCGCGCCTGGTTTCGTCAAGCCAGCCCATTAACGCCTCCATCCGGTGACAAAGTTTGTTTGCTGGTGGTCTGTCTGTTCTTCGGTGACTTCAGAAGTTTTGCGCGGCATCCGCAGTTTCAGCATCTCCCGCAGGGCCAGGGCATACACCGTGCAGTCAAAGTAATCGTTTCTACCCAGCTTCTTTTCATGCTGCCAGTCGCCGTTTTCGTCCTTGCGCTCGGTGGTGTAGTGCTTGGCGAAGGCTTCATCAACATCACAGTGCAGGGACAACGCCGAGGGGCTTTCAGGATCAAGCGTGAGGATTCGCTCCAGCTCATCCTTAAACTGGTCAACCCGTATGTTTGCGCGGGTGAGGCCGCCGGGGATGGCTTTGTTGCTGCCCGGCCAGGTGGCGATGGTTTTATAGCTGATGAGATCGCCGGTGCGACCGTGCATACCTTTGTGGGGGATCATGACCCGGTTGCGGCTGCACCATTCGTAGACTTCCATGGTGCGGCTGTGTTTTTGCCAGCCTCTTCTTGTGCCGCCGGAGTCGATCAGGCCGTTGCTGATTCTGTATTGCTTGCCTTCGTGGTCTTCCCAGGTGTTTTTCAGCATCCCTTCCAGATCCATGAATTCTTTCAAAATCCCGTGGTTGATCAGGTGCAGGTGTAGTTCTGGGGCATAGCTGCATGACCAGAGCTGGTAGTAGAAAGAATCCTGTTGGGTGTCGGCCAGCAGCCACAGGGCGGCTGTTTCTGGCGGTACCAGGTTGCGGGGGAGTTCTGATTTGTATTTCATCAGGGCGGCTTCAGTGACGGCGGCTTTTTGTTCTTCTTCAAAGTCTATGGCCATGTAGCCGTTGGCCCAGGCGCTTTTTTCGATGATACCGCCGTTTTCGGCTTTTAGCCGCGCCCCGGCGATTTCGGCAAAGGGAACCATGGGGCAGGGGAAGGCCGGGAAGTGGAAGCCGACGGTTTCTGGCCGCAGCAGATCGTCACCTTTGATACAGAACCAGCGGCCTGCCTGATAGGCGTTGTCGCGCTGGTTTTCTGTCCAGATTGAGCCGCATCCGTTGCAGGCGTAAGAAATTTCAGCATGGTGGACGGTGTCTGGCGTGACGCCTTCGGGGATGATGAAGTGGTCACCATCCATCAGGATGTATTCGCCGCAGTCCGGGCATTTGACGCGGTATTCCCAGACCTGCTGGCAGGACTTCATGCCTTTGTAGATGTATTTCTGACCGGGAGTGCTGGCAAAGACGTATTTGCTGCCCCGCTTGTCATCCCGGCTGCGCTTGAGAAACAGGGTGATGGGGTCGGTGCCTTCACTGGTGCGGTCAGCGTATTTATCTGTCTCATCGGCTATGTTGAAGCGTCCGAAATATGAAGCAAGTGAGGCCGGGCTGTTGCTCCATGCCGGTTTGAGGCGGATGCCGTGTTTGAATCGGATGATGCCCCGGCTGGTGTCATCGGCCCGGTCGCTCATGTGCCGCTTGGTGGCGCTGCTGGCCCGCAGGGCAGGGATGATCCGTTCACCCAGGGCGGTGCGGGCGTCAAGCTCTGTGGGCATAAGCCAGAAGATGTTGCCGGATTTCATGCCCTGATCGATTGACCACATGGCGCTGTTAAGCAGCACCTGCGTCTTGCCGGAGCGCTCTACCATGCACATCCAGACTTCGCGCACCCAGGGCTTGCCTATGGTGTCCATGATCTTTTTGGTGTGGGGGACTTTTTCTTGGCGCCAGGGGCCGGGGCTGCTGTCTATGGGCATGACGATACGGTGGGCCTGCGCCCATTCGCTGATGCTGATTTTGTCCGGGGTTTTAAGGCGGTTGATCAGGCCACGGGTAAGGGTGGTTTCCACAGTGCGCCCCAGCAGGTGCAGAGCGTCGGCATCGGGCAGGCAGGCCGGGATGCTGTGGGGGGTGTCTATGTCAAGGTGGGGGTGGGTCATTCTTCCGCCCCCCTCTCCGGCATTTCATCTTTGAACTTGACCCGCAGCGTACCGGCGGCGGCAACTTCGTTGAAGGCGCGGGCTATGATGAGTTCGTTGATGGCTTCGGATACGTCAAACGTCCGGCTGATGTCGCCACCGGCGCAGCGGATAACGGCTTCTGCCCCGGTGATGACGGCGTGATCCAGCGCCTGTTGCAGGGTGACGATGATGGCGGCCAGGTCGGCCACGGCATCGCCACGGTAGAGCCAGTAGCGGTCGTGTTCGCGCTCGGCGTGGTCGGCTTTCATCCCGGCGATCCGGGCGTCATGCTCGGCCTTTTCGGTATCGGCCAGTTCGCGGCGGGCTTGCAGGTCGGCAGTGATGGCGGCGGTGCCGGTGGCGTGTTGCTGTTTGAGCCGCAGGCCGTATTGCAGGGTGCTGAATTTGCTTACCTTGCGGCCATCGGTGATAAGTTGTCCGGCCTGCATGTCTGCGCTGAATTTTCCGGCGCTGATCTGGTAGCCCAGACTTTGCAGGTACTGCAGGGCGTCTTTTTGGGTCTTGAACCATTCGCCAGGGGATGATTCAGGGGTGCCAGCCGGGGCGGATGCTGCTCGGTGATCGCGCAGGGCCTGTTCTGCTGCCTGGGCGGCCTCGATGCTGGCCTTGCTGGGGCTGGCGGCAGCCTGCTTGCGGGCGGCGGCAAGGATAGCGGCCAGGTGCTGCTCGGTGTCATCGAGCAGTTTGTCGATTTGGTCTGACATTTAACTCTCCTGGCGGGTGTTCTCCCGCAAAGGATTTGGTTTTAATACGTCACACAAGCCGTTAACACCGCAGCCGACAGCCAATAAACGATTTTCCGCCAGTCGGTGATGTCGTGCCAGGCGTAACCGGCGGCGGCGAATACGTCCAACACGATCAGCAGGGTGGGGAAAAATTTAGTTGTGAGCATCGTAGTATCCCCGTTTTTCGTTTTTCTCATAGACCGCAAACATCAGCTTTTGAATGTTGATGCCGTGCTTTTCTTCCAGAATCCGCAGGGCGGTTTCGGAGCTGTGATAGATGTCCATGATTTCCATGGCAAGGGTGTTGATGGTATGGCCGTCATCATCAAGGTTTGAGGCTTCAAACCGCGCTTCTTTTGCCTCAAGCAAGACGTGGTTTGTCTGGAATACTATGCCGTTTTCATCAACAAACCTGGTGCGGGGGAAGTGGTAGAGCATGTCCATGGTCATTATGCAGCTTTCCTTTCTGGGCGTGCGTCCAGCGGGCTGGTGAGGTTATCAAGTTTGGGTAGCAGATGCAGGTAGACCATGGTGGTTTTTACGTCTTTATGGCCCAGCAGTTCTTGCAAGCGCTTTAAGGCTATTTCGTGGTTGCCTTCAGCGTTTTCCAGCCAGTGAGTGGCGAAGCTGTGCCGGAAGGTGTGGCATCCGGCTTTTTTGGGAATGCGGGCGGCAAGTATGGCCCGGCGGACGCGCTTCTGTACGGCGGTGTTGTGGACGTGGTAGAGCTTGCCTTCCCACTTGGGGTCTTTGCAGGGGCCGCCAGCGGGAAACAGCCAGAACCATTCCCAGCTACAGGAGGCGGACGGGTATTTTTTATCCAGCCGATCTGGCAGAGAGACTGGTACACGGGCAGCGGCATAGTCGGCGTGGATCTGCTCCAGGTTGCGGATGTGCTTTTGCAGGGGCTCCACCAGCAGTTCTGGCAGCGGCACGATCCGGTCTTTGTTGCCCTTGCCTTCGCGGACGGTGATGAGGCGGCGGTCGATATCGACATCTTTGATGCGGAGCGCACAGGTTTCTTCCAGGCGCAGCCCGCAGCCGTACATGATGGCGCCCCAGAGCCAGCCTTCGCCGTCCAGACGATCAAGGACACGCCAGACTTCCTGTCTGCTGAATACGGCGGGAAGCCGGACGGCGCGTTTTGATTTAAGGAAGGATATGTCGCCTATTTGCATACCGAGTACTTTCTTGTAGAAGTAGATGAGGGCGCAGAGCGCCTGTTTCTGGGTTGAGGCGGATACTTTGTCTTGACTGACTATGCGGGTGAGGAATTGGCCGAGTTTTTCTTCGACTGATTCAGCACGGCAGCCGGCCAGAAAGGTGATGTAGCGATCCAGCCAGTCTGTGTAGACTTTGATGGTGTTACGGCTGAGGCGCTGGAGGCGCATGCAGTTGGTTAAATGCTGGATTGCTTCTGCCTTTTTCATAGTGCGCCTCCGTTTTTCAGGTAGTTACGGCTTTTTTGCCGGATTTATACCGCCGTGCTGGCCCAGATAATTGATGTTATTTTGCTTTCCGAGTTGCCGACTGTGCAGCATTCCAAAACGGCAACAAATATCTTTCGGTTGACCCCATGTCACGCATAAATTTAGGCAGCTTTTTAACCTCTTTCTCGAAAGCACATTCCCAACATGATGACTTATCTGCTCTGCCGTGTTTACATTCCATTTTACTTCTCCGATCACCGCGCAAAATAACAAGACATTGGAACACGTCTCGTTTCACTCGCGGTTCAATTTAGTCGTTATAGAATCTCTTGCGCTAAAACCTTCCATGCTGCTGCCACCACTGCCGGAACTTGTCCGTCGCCAATGGCTTGCAGTCTGTCCATCCGGCAGGCCAACCCAACCGGATTTCCGAATGCATCGGGTGCGGGTATGTCAGCCCGTAATGTTGATTTACATAATGCTTCCATTCGTTCCTCAATCTGCCGTCGCTGCGCCTGAATGGTGCCTTGCTTCCGCCCTTGCCGTCCGATTTCAGCGGAGTGGCCAATAATCCAGATTCGTTCCCGCAGGTGATCGAGTCCAACGATGTTAGCGCCCAGCACTCCCCACCTTGCATCAAACCCCATCTCGGCCAGGTCTCCGAGTACGGTTCCCAATCCCCGAGAAGTAAGCATTGGTGAGTTTTCCACAAAGACGCTGACTGGTCGTACCTCGCAAATGATCCGGGACATTTCCCGCCAGAGGCCGGAGCGTTCGCCGTCGAGTCCTGCGCCTGTTCCATGCACGCTGATGTCCTGGCAGGGGAAACCGCCTGAAACCACGTCAACAATGCCGTTCCAGGGCCGTCCGTCGAAGGTACGAACATCATCCCAAACGGGGAACGGTGGCAGGTGTCCTTCATTTTGTCGCTGCATGAGTCGTCGGGCGCGGAAGGGAGTGACTTCCACGGCGCAAACCGTTTTCCATCCGAGCAGTTTCCCGCCAAGTATGCCGCCTCCAACGCCTGCGAAAAGTGCCAGCTCATTCACTATTTCCCCCGAATACGTCTATAACCAGCGCCCGGACCAGACCGGGCAAAAACCGCCCGGCAGGTCAAGCGCAAGCCGTTATAAATATTCCCGAACTACTGTCTCGCCTCTAGCACTGCTGTCTGTCCGGTGAAATTTTCCCAGCGTTTGACGGCAACATCCACATACGCCGGGTTCAATTCGATGGCGTAGCATGTCCGGCCCGTTTGCTCCGCCGCGATGATTGTAGTTCCCGATCCAGAAAAAGGCTCATATACGGCATCACCCGGCTTGCTGTTGTTCTGGATCGGACGCCGCATGCACTCGACAGGCTTCTGTGTGCTGTGGCCCGTCTCGCTTTTCAGCGGCTTGTCGATTTCCCAGACCGTTGTCTCGTCGCCAGAAATTGCATGGATCACCTCGGCCTCCGCACGCCGCACAAAAACCTCCTCGCCAGGGTGGAGCAGGTCGTCAACGAATCGCCACAAAGTCGTTTTCTTTCGGCCCCCGTTCCATTTTGCCGTCGCTCCTTTTTTCACGACATACCAGCAGGGTTCGTGCATGTGGTGGTAATGCCCCCGGCTGATTACAAAGTTTGACTTTGCCCAAATGATAAGCGCCCGACGTTCAAACCGGCACGATTCCAGAGAAGCAGCCACTTCCGGCGAAAAAGTAGAAGCATGCCAGACATAAGCAACATCACCAGGGAAAAGTGCCCACGCTTCACGCCAATCAGCACGGTCATCATTCAAAACTTTTCCAGCGGCAATGCCCTCGCGACTCAATCCGCACTTTGTACGCCACGATGCATCATATTCCACACCATACGGCGGGTCGGTCACCATCAAGTGCGGCTTTGCCCCCCCCAGCACCAGAGAAACAACGTCGGCATCCGTGCAACTGCCGCAAATAATCCGGTGCCGCCCGAGTTGCCAAACGTCGCCGGGTTTCGTTATCGGTTCAGCGGGAACCTCCGGCACTTCGTTCTCGTCGGTCAAGCCGCCATTCGGGTCAAGGAATGCAAGCAGGTCTTTTAATTCGACCGCTTCAAACCCGAGCAAGTCAAGGTCATAACCGATTTCGTTCAGTTCGCCGAGTTCCAGCCGCAAGATGTCCATGTCCCAACCGGCGTTCTCGGCCAGCTTGTTATCTGCGATGATGTAGGCCCGTTTCTGCGCTTCAGACAGATGAGCAAGCCGCAGGCAGGGCACAACCACCATCCCCATGCTTTCAGCCGCCATGACGCGACCGTGCCCCGCAATTATCCCGCCAGAGGAATCAATCAAGACCGGATTCGCAAACCCGAACTCCCGGAGGCTGGCCGCGATCTGCTTGACCTGTTCAGGGGAATGCGTGCGGCTGTTCTTGTCGTATGCCGTCAGACTTGCCAGTGGCATCATTTCAATCTGTGGATCTTTCATCACTGCTCCTTATTATCACCAGCCAGGCGAAAGAAATTTATAACAACCGCCAGGACCAGACCGCCGGGAAAAGACCCCGGCGGCAGGTCATCCGGAGGCCGTTATCGGCCTAAATCCATCAGCACCATATCAATCCGATGCGCCCTTTGCCGCCGATGTTGCCTCTCCTCTATAAGATACCGATCATCCACGATCTTGATTCTATCCAGCGAAGGGTGAAACTCGTCGCGTCTCAAGCGCAGTACAAACCAGCACCAATCCCATATACCAACCGCCCTTATTTCTTTTAGTATTTTCAAAGCATCCTCCTGAATGGCCGATAACCAGCCATCGGAGCGCACATGGCGCTCAATTCAATCGTTATCTAGCCTTGCACCAGACTGCATTCAACCAGCTTTGTTTCCACTTTAGAAAAGGCATTGCACATTGATCTGGC